TTGGAGAATTGTTCAGACAAATGATTTTATCTTTGATGCTAATGGCATTGATACCAACTCTCTGGGTAAAAAAGTATTTGGTCAAAGACCAGACCTGATTATCCTTGATGATATAGAAAAAGGTGAAAAGAATTATTCTGAATATCAGGCAGGACAACAGAGAAATACTGTATTTGATGATATTGCTCCTATGAATATATATGCTCGTATGATTATTGTGGGAACTACCACTATGCCTAATTCTATGATGGATCAATTTAGAAAACATGCTGAAGGACATACTGATAAAGATCTACAGTGGATTACAGACCAGAACGTGCGTGTCCACTACTTCCCTGCCATCATGACTGCTGATGACGGCTCAGAACGCTCTGTATGGCCTCAGAAGTGGCCTCTAGACTGGCTGCTAAGCCAGCGTCATCTGCGTGACTTTGCCAAGAATTATATGAATAGACCTGTAAATGCAGATGGTAATTTCTGGACTGAGCAAGATATTATTTTGAATGAATTAGAAGAATATGGAAATACAATTATTTCTATTGACCCAGCAGTAACAAAGACAAAGATTTCTGACTATACAGGCGTTGCTGTATTGTCCAGAGGTGATGATGACAATATTTATGTGCGAGAAGCCTTGCAGATGAAGGTGTCACCATCCGAATTAGCAGAACGAGTGGCAGCACTCGTAGATATATATGACCCAGGCGTTATATATGTTGAAACGAACCAAGGTGGAGATCTATGGCAGGATGTATTTAAAGATATTCCTGTAAAATATAGATCTGTAAAGCAATCTGTGTCAAAACAGATACGAGCTGGTAAGGCCTTAAACTTTTATCAGCAAGGAAAGATACGCCACACTACACATTTCCCAGCGCTGGAGGAACAAATGTGGGCATTCCCAAAGATTTCCCACGATGACGTTCTTGATGCTGTAGTGTCAGGGATACTTTACTTTTTGGACAATAAAGCTCCAAAAGTATTATCCAAGCAATTTAATTATCTGAGGAGATAAATATGTCAGACATAAAAAAGGCGTTCGATCATATACTAGCCCAGAGAGATGCATATGTAAAGGCGGAGGCATATTATGATGGCCACCAGCCAGAAGTATTTCAATCTCAACGATGGAATAGAATATTTAGATTTGAAAACGCAGATTTTAGATTCAACTTTGCTAAAACAGTAGTTGATTCTGTATTAAATAGACTTGAAATTAATCAAGTCCAAGCAACAACCCAAGCAGCAAATAATTACATTGATCGTGTATTTGATCAAACAGATATTAAGATAGATATAAATGAAATTCATAGATCAGCATTAATTCATGGAGATACCTATGCAATTGTCTGGCCAGACATGACTGGTCAAGTCGCAATTGATTACAATTCTCCATTAACAACTGCAATTGTTTATGATCAGGAAAATCCTAGAATTAAATCATTTGCAGCAAAAATGTGGCAAATAGAGACTGAAGAAGGCAAAATGCTTAAAATTAATCTCTATTATCCAGATAGAATTGAAAAATATCAGGGAATGGGTGATTTAGAACATATAATTACACTTCCAATCATGGCATTAACAGAAGTTGTGCCCAATCCTTGGAATGAAATTCCTGTTTTCCATTTCCGCACACATAAGCCATATGGAAAGCCAGAACACTATGATGCATATGGCCCACAAGATGCAATTAATAAATTAATCAACACTCATATGTACACCGTAGATTATCAGGGTGCTCCACAGCGCTATGCTTTGTCTAATGGTGGCAATTCATCTGAGTTTGAAGACTTTAATGATGATGATACTGCTAGAGAAAATCTAGGCGCATTGCAGAATGGCCCAGGACAACTCTGGTATTTGCAAGGAGTATCTGCAGTTGGACAATTCCCAGCGGCAGATCCAAAGACATTTACAGAGCCAGTAATGGAATTCGTAAATGCAATGGCATCAATTACATCAACACCAACACATTATTTCACCAAGGGAAGCTATATTCCATCTGGTGAGGCACTTCGTGTCTCTGAAGCGCCTTTGACAAAGAAGGTTCTCAATCGCCAGCTTGCATTTGGCAATACTTGGAGAGATTTATTCAAATTCATGCTCCGTGTTGAAGGAATTAGAGCAGAAGTTGAAATTGATTGGCAGAATCCAGAAACAATTGATACTGTTGACCAATGGGACATTGCTGTACGCAAGAAGAGCGTCGGAATGCCATTGGAACAGATTCTTTTGGAACTTGGATATGACGCAGAGATTGCAGCACAGGTTGCTGAAGCTTCTGTAGTGCCAACAGGTCAGACAGAAAACATTTCGCTTCAAGCCACAGGCGTGAACGCAAATAATTTAGCTGTGGAACAAACTGCAGCAGAACAAAATCAAGGGATATAAATAAATGGAAGAAACTCAGATGGATGGTACGTCCGAAGAGATTAAAGATCCAGCAGCTGTTCTAGCAGCTTTGGACCGTGCCAAAAAGGATGCAAAACAATTTAGGGAAGAAAAAGAAGCCCTAGAAGCCAAAGTGGCACAATATGAGCAAGATAATGCTAAATATAGCGGGAAATTGCTTAGAGAAAAAGTAGTTCAGGAATTAACTAAACTAAATATGGTCAATACTGATAGAATTCTTAAATTTGTTAAATTTGAAGGGCTATCATTTGATGATGATTTCAATATTCTTGGCCTTGATGATCAAATTAAGGAATTAAAATCAGATTTTCCAGAATTATTTGATCCAAAGTTGCTAGTAGCAGGAAAAGCAGATTCAGCAGAATCTACACCAGTAGAAAAAACTTTATCTGCCTCAGAACGCCAAGCAATGGCTGTTTTGGGTAGAAAATAGAGTTTATTTTTGATATAATTGGTCTATGCAAGCCTCCAAATGGACGTTTGGACTTGCGACCATAGATATATTGGACGATAATCTATTTTCAATAGTTCAAATTAACTAATTCAAGGAGAAATAACATGGCAAGAACAGATTTTACAGAAGCCAATGGTTACATTCTCGAAGAGCAGGGTTCAACAGTAATCCAAGACCTCGTTGCTAATTCAGCAGTTGAGCGTTTTGCTCGTCGTGAAGTAATGGCTTCTCGCACAAAGACTGTACCACGTTTCCTATCAGACGCTCCACAGGTAGTTGCAGAGGGTGGAACAATCCCAGAAGCATCAGCTACTCTTGATGAGATCGTATTGACAGCACGTAAGTACGCACAAATTATGCACGTTTCAGAGGAAGATCTAAATGACAACCTCGTAGACGTTCTAACAGTTTACAAGAGAGAATGGGCAAGCCGTTGGGCACGTAAGTTCGACAATGCCTGCCTCGGTGTAACAGCAGCAGGCGATGGAGATGACGGACAGCCGTTCACATCTCTATACCGTGCAGTATCACCAGGATCTGCAGGCACAAACTTAATTCAGACAGGTGGAGCTCTAACTTATGCACAGCTCAACAATGCCCTAGGTATTGCTGAAGACTCAAGCAAGTTCGATGCTGCTAACACAGTCTGGATGGCACACCCTAAGATGCTTAAGGAAATCCGTGGAATGGTCAAGGGTAACAATGACCTCGTTCTACCAGATCCACTAGCAGGAACACCAGGAAGCCTATTCGGTTATCCATTGGTCGTTTCATACGGTGCTGCAACTTCAGCAGCAGCAACCGATGCTCCAGCAGGAAATGCACTACTCATTGTCGGAAACCGTCAGATGCTTATCAACGGTGTTCGTGGTGGCGTAGAGTCAGCAGTTTCTCGTGATGCAGAATTCACAAAGGATGGCGTTCTTCTCAAGACCCGCATTCGTCGTGGTTTCGCAGTTGCCGATGCAGACGCATTCGCAATCGTTGAGAAGACAGCATAAGGAGGAACTAAATAATGCCAAGCAAACTATACGGTAACTTCTTAAAGCAAGCCCTCAATAAGGAAATTGACTGGGATTCAGATACAATTAAAGTAGCTCTTCTCAGCTCTTCCTACACACCTAACCAGGACACACACGATTATTTCGATGATGTATCTTCATTTGAAGTAACTGGTACAGGATATACCACTGGTGGAATTACCTTGGCTTCCAAGACTTCCACATATGATGGTACAAATAACGTAATTATCCTAGATGCAGCTGACGTTACATGGTCATCTTCAACAATTACTGCACGTTATGCAGTAGTTTATGATGATTCAGGTGCAAACGCAGCATCAAAGGCTCTCATTGGGTATGTTGACTTCGGTTCAGACCAGTCCTCAACCAATGGTAACTTTACAATCACATGGGATTCGACAGGTATCGTTCGAATCACCGTAGCGTAAGGTAACGCAATGGATGTAAGAGTAGAAGCGGGTGTATGCACAGCAGGCGCTGTAATGCATGAAGTCCACACTACCGTCGAGCTCCTTTCTGGTGTCGTCATATTTGCTCCAGTAGTGACTCGCTTCTCTCTTCCATCTGTACCATCAGTAGGCGGAAATAGTATTTCATCTGTGACACCAACTAAGTCTTTGTTAGGAGTTAAGGCTGCTTTTTAGCAGCCTATTTTTATGCCATCATATATTGATCAAGTAACATCATTAGGACCAAGAATTTGGTATCGTTTTAATGAAACAGCTGGTTCTCCAGTAAATTCAGGTTCTTTATCAAATACCTTAACAGCATTTGGAACTCCATTACAAAATGAACAAACTGATGTTGATGGCCGTGCTATATATTTAAATGGAACATCAAATTATAGACTTTCACCATTCCCATCATTTACAATATTTGATGACAGATCATTTTCAATTGAAATGTGGGTAAAGGCATCTTCTACAGATGTTTCTCAAATTTTTCAACCACAATTATTTACTGCAAATCATGCAACAGCATCAAATAGATATGTAGTTTTAGAATTTATTGGATCGGCAGCTGCAGCAGATACTGGAAAAATTTCATTTTTTGCAGTTAATGGTTCTGGTACTGGAAATGAAGTTAGAACAACTCAAACTTTTAATGATAATCAATGGCACCATATTGTAGCTACATTAAATACAACATCAATGAAATTATATGTTGATGGCACATTAAAAGCATCAAAAACTGTTAATTATGGATCAACGTTTGATCTTGATGCTGCTCCATTGGGTAAAAAAATACTTGGAAATGATTATCGTGGTCGTATTGATGAATTTGCTTTATACGATTATGAATTATCTGCAGCACAAATATTAGCTAATTATAATGCTGGTGCATCTGTAGATTTTGCACCAGGAGTTCTTGGAACTGCCAGCGCTTTAGCCGTACAGCCAACACAGACTACAACGGCACAATTAACTGCAGCACCAATGACAGCATCTGCAGATGGATCTGGACATGCCGCATCTACAATAGATTTACCTAAACTTCTTAATACCTATATGGGTGAATTAACCCTTGAAACTTGGTTCAAATTTGATATAAATAGATATTTACAAAATTATGGAAGTGGAACAACTGCAGGAGCAAACTGGACAGGAACTCCTAAAAATGATGTAGCTGGTGGTATTCAAGGAACTGGATCTATTGCTTTAAATAATACAGATCTTGTTCTTCAAATTGGAACCCAAATGTCATCATTGCTTCAAGATGAAGATTTTGCAATTGGATTTTGGGTTAAGAAATTAACAAAAGAAGCAACTACTGCATTCTTTACATCTCTTTTATCAACAGGAACAGATTTAGTTGAATTCTCCTGGAATGCTGATGGCGGTATAAGATTTAGAATTAATGCAAATAATCAAAATCATGATATTTCATCTTCAACAGACATTACAGATGGAGAATGGCATTTTGTCGTAGGTAAATTTAGTTCTAATACTCAACAATTATGGATAGATAATACATCAATTGGAACTAATACAATTAATCAAGGATTAACATTAGATATTACAAGATTTCAAGGTGGTGGATCAACAGATGATATTTCATTATCTCAATTCTTTATTGCTACTTCCGCCAATATTGGAACGACACAAATAGCAAATATATATGATTATGGAATTCCAACATCAACTCAAGCTGCTGCCTATATGCCGCCAGCTGCTCCTAAATTTAATAGCGCATTTAATGATTACATTCAGTCTAAATCTCCATTATTTGATTTTAGAATGGATGAAGGAAGTGGTGTTCCAAGAAACTTTGGATCTGCAGAAATTACTTTATCTTCAGAACTTAGCCCTCAAGGATACGTACAAAATGAAAGTGGATTAAATACTAGAACATTTAAGTTTACAGATAGAGCTCAAGGATTAAGAGGAAATTATAATTTATCTTCTGGAACACTATCTAGCAATAATACTGCGACAATTGGTGTTTTATTTAAAACAAATTGGAAAACTTTAGGTCATACTCATGTTGGTTTAGGCGGAACTGTAAGTGGAAGCAATGGTATTTATCTTAATACAATTAATACTGGCGTATTAAGAGTATTTTCTGGAAATGCTAATGGAACTACAACTAATTTAACTGGTACTACAGATTTTACAGATAATAAATGGCATTTGGCTATTGTTGTTCAAGAAGCAAATACATTAAAATTATATGTTGATGGTAAATTAGAAGCATCTACAACTAGAAGTACAGCATTTACTGATGCTGGACAATTTTCAATAGCATTGCCACCAGGATTATCTCAGACTGCAAATAATACATTAGTTAAATATATTGACGAAGCATTTGCTACAAATACAGCATTTACTGCACAAGAAGTATTTGAGGCATGGCAAGCATTAAGACTTGAAATGGATACAACTGCTACAGCTGAATTTGTAATGCCTACAAATATTGCTGGTACTGGAACAACTCAAACAGCAGCTGTAACTACCGCATCAGCATTATTCCCAATATCAACAAATATAACAGAACAAATATTAGATGCTGCTCCAGGAACTGCTTCAGCGTTATTTGTATTTCCTAACTTTGGCGGTAACGTTGTAATTGATGCAAATTATGGACATACGGCAGCTACCGCTTCAGCAGTATTCCACGATCCACAATTCCAGATAGGTGATTTCCACACTGCTGATCACATGAACGCATCTGCAGACATGGTTCATCCAGTTTCAATTGCTGGTGGTGCAATATCTGTAAATCCAGGAGTTGCTGGTCCTGCTACTTTTGTAATGCCTGGAATTGTTACAGTAAAGGGTGCAAGAGCATTTGCAGAACCAATGCTTTCAAGCGCATTATTCCCACTTCCACCTGCTTATACTCAATTAGCAGATGATCCTTGGTATGTAAGATTATATGCTGGACATTTTGATGGATTATTAGAAGTAGGTGCTACGCTAGGTGGACCAACTAATCTTCCAAATCAACAAATTGGATCTCCAATTAAAGGTGGATTCTTAACATTCTTTGATGATGTTTCATCTGATGTTACTACAACAAGTACTCCAAATACAATAGAAAATGAATTAGGACAATTTGCTTATACTGTTCCAGATCAGCTTGAATATGATGATGAAGGAACATTAATTCCATTAGATACAACAGGAATTTTAGTCAGAGCAACAACTTCTCGTCAAAGTACAACACCTCAGCCAATTGTTTCTACTGGATTTTATGATCCATATGAAAGAAAAGCAGTTAGAATTACAAATATAGAATTTCCATTCCCAGGAACATTACAGTCAGCTTCTGCTGGATTCTATAATATTGAATTTAGCATAAAGACAACAAAATCAGATCAGATATTAACTCATGGATTCCGCACAATAAGTCAAGCAAATTCAGTTGGTAGAATTATAGGTGTTGTTGGTTTATCTGATGGAAAACTATATTTAACTGAAGATAATTATGTTCCATATGAAGGTGGCTTACGTGGATCATTTGGTTCATTAACTGCACCTCATCCTAAAAATGGAATAACAAAATACATGATCGGCAGAACAAATATTGCTGATAATAAGTGGCACCATGTAATTGTTCAATATGGTCTTGATGGTCGTGCACAAATTTGGGTAGATGGAGCATTAGATCGTCAGATTATTACCGCTGGTCCATTCCCAGGAATAAATAAGATAAATACAATTAGACCATATATCCTTGGATATAATGGTGATGATCCATTATTAAATTCTGATTTCCAAACATCAGCGTGGAATTTCTATCCTGGAAGATTCCTTGATAGTAGAAGTATAAGTTTAAATAATACTGCTTATGTAAAATCAAAGCCAATAAAGGTACAACCATTTACTGCGACTTTGACTATGACACAGAATAATAATGCTTCTGGAAATCGTGGTCGTGCTTTGATGTTATTCTTCTGGCCAAAGACAGGTGCTTTAGGAAATGTCCTTGGATCTGTTGGACAAGGAACAATTGATTATGGCAAATATACAGATATCAATAATATCGATGAATCAACATTTGCTACAGAATTGTTAACTATTGATTACAAAGGATTCCCACCACAAGAATACTATGGCTGGGATATATTCCCAATGGATGTTACTGGTCAATATGGAACTGGAATACAAACATTTGGTCCAAGAGTCAATAGCGAAATGTTAAGTCCAGAAGTTTGGACTTCTGAAGATGGATATAGAGACACAGTAACTGGTGCAAGAAGATATCTTGATTTAACAAAAGATATTGATTTATCTAAATTTGATGCTATATTCTTTAAAAACTTCCCAGAACAAACTGAGGAATTAGATGAATATGCACGTACAGAACTCGTGGATCAATATTTTGGGCTTGAAGAAAAAGAACTTTATAATGATTTTATTAAATCATTACGAGCAGCTGTAGATTCTGGAATATCTTTATATGTGACAAATGCTAAATTAGCATTAGACCTAGGCATTATTGATAGATATGAAATAGTGTCAGATATGAGAGAAGGAACATTCTCATCTGGTTCTGCATTTGTAAGAAATAAATTCTCTCAATATTTTGGAAGCAATGGAACATCAAGCTCTCCAGAAAGCACAAACTGGAATGGATTATATGGCGGAATATGGCACGATACTCTTAAGAATAACAAATTCCGTATTGTAAATACATTAGATAATCTTACAAATGAAAGTAGTTATATTTGGAAAGATTGGATGTTTGTTGATTCACCACCAGATTCATTTGGAGATGCAGCAAGACCATATATTTCATTATTAAATAAGCCAAATGGATTACAAATTGGTGATGAATTTATAATGTCTGATTCAACAATTGAGCCATATAGAATGGAAGCAGTTCCATTTAATAATGTTAAAGCAGGAAAAATTATTGCCGCTTTTGCAAATACTGTAAATCAAAATGGTGTTGAAACAGAAAATCCATATAGAAATCATGCTACGGTAATTGCACTTGAATCTGGCATTACATTGGATGGTAAACCTCTTGGTGGCAAGATATTTGTAAACTTTACAGAAAGACTTGATAGCCATTATAGAGCTGGATCTAGAGATACATTTGCCGTAGACTTAATTCAAGATGAATGGATTAATCTTGCATATAATACTGGATTAATAACATTAGCCGATAAGAATGGATATTTGGCATCACCTAATAACCTTGATAGACAATTAGAAAATGCCATTGCAGCCAATAATCAAACATTAGTAAATATAATTAATGAATTGAAATATTGGGATTCAAATGGTGACTATATTCTTACACAAAGAAAACTATTTAGTGATTTTACTGGATCTGGAGCTGAAAAAGATGGACTCGGCGACGGTTCTAGAACTGCTCGTGTAAATAAAGTAAATAAATCTGGTGCATTAAGTACTCAATCTGTTACGAGCACATCATTATTCTTTAAACTTGAATATGGATGGGAATATCCAAGAATTTTCGTAACTGTTCCATCAATGCTTACTCGTGGATTTAGATGGCTTTCTGGTAGAATTGTTGATGAAGGCAAGGTAGTTCGTGTAGAACCTATGATTTCATCTGTTTCTGAAATGCCTATGCCATCAGTAGCTGGAGATAAAGATAGAACAGTCTACGCACAATCAATGCTTGCAAATGGTAATATTACCAATGCTGTAGGATTTACTCCAACAACAGCAGCAATAGCTCCACTACCAATGTTTGCTGATGTTAAATTTGGAGATTTTGTAAAGAATATTGTAGCCAATGTCTTTACAGCAACCGCCAACATGAGACAAGATGTTAGAACGGTTGGAATACAAGAAGATGAAATTGTGGTCTACATAATGCATGTAGATCCAATATTATATATAAGAGAGGAAGTAATAAAATGATTGGTCAATACTGGATAAATCAAATACCTGCCAGACCTCTTTCTATTCAGGTAAAAGACCAGGATGGTAATGATAAAGACCTCTCTGGTTATACAACCTTTAATATAAAGATGCTTGGTAGTTATAATGAAGAGTTAGATCTAACTGGATCTACATTAAATACAACGAACAAGGATATTGGTAAGTTTACATGGTTCTGGCCAACAGACCGCAGCTTATTTGATTATCCTGGAGATTATGTACTTCAATTAGAATGCATAGGAACTGGTAAAAAGGATTATACAACAACACACACTTTGCGTGTTAGAGAACTTGGGAGGACTAAATAATGTTATCAACAGTAAATAGTGTAAAAGAATATACTGGCTATGATGTTACCCTTGATCTAATTAAAAGAGCGCAGGGAATCATAGAAATTTATGTAGGTAAAGATGAAGTAGATGTTGATAATCCATCAGATCTATTATTATTAGATAAGATTGTTGCTTATCAAACAGCTTACATGCTTGAGAATGAAGATTTGGTCTATAAACAAATAGCTGCCAATTCCATAAATATTGGTGGATCTGTGCAAAATTTTGATAGATCTGCTAATGCACCTTATATTGCTCCGCTTGCTGTTTTAGCAGTAAAAGGATTATCATGGAAAAAGGCAAAGAGTGTAAAAACTGGAAAGATCTTCCAGTTTCCAAAGATTACTAAGTGGAGGAACGTATGAAGCCAATAGTAGCCAAGCAATATCCATATACAGCAGATTATTACAACTATACACTTATTACATCTGCTGATGGATTGGTTACTGAAAAACGTTATGCCACAATTCCAACACAAGTTAAATTATCATTATCGGTAAATCTACTTGGAGAACTTGTAATTGATTCAGAAACAAAAATGCAATTAGAAGGTCAATTAAAAAATATTGTAGATAGAAATGGCGAAGAAATATATGATGCTGGTCAATGGCAAATAACTCAAACTATGCCGCTATTATCTGGGCTGGGAACGAAAGAAGGTTACAGATATAGAGCTAGATTAATTGCTGGAGCTATTTAATGCCTACATTTACTTTTGATATTTCTGAAGAAGCAGCAGCTTATACAAAAGCCTCTACTAATGGAAAAGCTGGAAATGCTGGTCAAGAAACATTATTAAATGATTTAAAGGTTGATTGTAATGCTGAAATAGAAGTTTATATTGCTGGTGATGATGTTGAAACTACAGCCGAAGGATATGTTAGATTTGATTCATCTCATCCAGAAGCAATAGAAATTATTTTGGCGGAAGCAGAAGAATCCTTTGAAGAGTTTTTATCTAGATTATCTACAACATCTACAGAAGCATATCAAGGATTAGATTTAATAGAAACAATAAGACAAATATATGTCGATGAAGCATTTAAGGATTTAGGTTCATAATGGAAATATTAGGCGCAATCTTATCTGTAATTAGTGTTATCTCATATATTGAGATGCGGGTAAAGAAAGAACTAAAGCCAAATGGCGGAAGCTCCCTAAAAGACCAATTAAACAGATTAGAAGACAGAGTAAATACCCTATACGATCATTTGATCAAGTAGTTGACATAGTATACCAAGTGTAGTAAAATTAGACCTAGACACAGAAAGGTCTAAAATGGACTACTTTGAATATAGGGATGCAATTTATGCATCTAAATTAACAGCACATCAAAAGCTAGTTGCTTTGGCTATATCCTATCATTATAATTGGAAAGAGAAAAGCCCAGCATTTCCTAGCAATTCTACCCTAAGCAGAGAGACTAGTCTAAGCATATCGACTATAGTCAGAGCGAAAAGAGTACTCGCAGAGACAGGGTGGTTAGTCATACAGCGTAGGTGGGATGGTCCATGTGACTACACACCATGCGCTGTGGGAGCAACTAACAATGAATATAACAATGAAGTTAACAATGACTATAACAATGAATATATTAATACTAAAAATAAAAAGATTCCAAAGGAAGACATTCAAATACAAGAATATCACCAGAGTGACACTCCCTCTTTGGCTTCTTTTAAAGCACAGGCCGCCGACGCCGCACCTTGGAGTAATTGGAGATGAAAGAAATTAAAGCAAAAGCGCCACTTGATCAGGCAATAGAAACACTAGAAAATGCAGTAGAGACTCTAGATGAAATGATCAAAACAATGCAAGACAGCCAAGCCACACTTCGTAGCTGGCTTGAACCAGGAAAAACTATAGGATGGGTAGATGAGAACAAGTAGAGGCAAATGTAATTGCGGTAATTTAGTTGAATTTCTGCGATACGATAAAAATGGAAATAGAATATATCGTAACCGATGCACCACATGCAAAAGAAAAGGGCGGAGAACCAAGAAAGACTATTGTGAGCGTTGTGGATTTATTCCAGAAGAGACATGTCAATTAGACGTTGATCATATGAATATGGATCCATCAGACAATAGCCCTAAAAATGCAATAACGCTATGTGCAAATTGCCATAGATTAAAGAGTGAAATAGAGAGAAGATTAAAACGTGAAAACATGTACAGTGTGCGGAGAGTCAAAAAACTATTCCGATTTCCACAAAGATAAAAGAACACCAGAAGGTTATGGATATCGTTGCAAGCTTTGTACAAGTTCCTACTACAAGGGCTATAACGCTTCTAGGAAGGCCGCTAAGGCACGAACAGAGCCAAGTTCTAAGATCTGTAGGCAATGCAATTTAGAGAAGCCTATAAGCCAATTTGGCAAGAAATCTACAAGTCTTGATAAGCACCAGATTTATTGCAAGCCTTGCTGGAGAGAAAGAGTTTATGAATCGATGAAGCGCAATGCCAGGTAGAAAAAAGCTTCCAGATCATCTGCTCAAAAAACCTAGACCAGGCTCAAAGCCAAGAGTTCGTAAGGATTATAATTTAAAGGCGGTGGAACCAAGAGGTATTACCTATAAAGAACCACTAATGATTAAATCCTTTTGGAAAGAACATAATATGGATCAAGTCCAATCTATGACAGATGAAGAAATAATCCAAGCCATAGACAAATTTATGGAAGGGTTCATATATAGACAAATCAAAGGCAAGAAAGATTGGGACTTTCCAATAAAGCCTGAATATCTGGCTATTGACCCAAATTGGAAAAGATGATAGAATATCTGTAGTGAGGTTAGTTCATTTTCCTCACCTGCCCCTATAGGGATGCCCTGGATCGATTGAGACTTCTGACTCCGCCAGGGCATCTTTTGTTTAATTAAGGTATAATTATCTTAGAATGATAGGATGTAGTATTTAATGGATGAAAGAGATTTATTTAATCCACAGGGCGGAAGGAATAGATTATTCCCATACGCTAAAGACTTACATTATCATCCAGATGGAACATTATCTATGACACTAGAGATATATGACGATATAAACACCAAGCAATTCAGCTTTGGATTTCAGCCAAATGGCAATTTAAAACAGTTCTTGGACCTAATATATGCAGACTAAATACATAGTAGATGTAAATAAACACGGAATTAGAAGAGATAGACCAGCAGTTGGATATAAAGCAGTAGCCAAGCTGAATAAAAAGATAAAAAGGAGCGGGAAATGGCAAAAAGAAAATCCAAAGTAGAGAAAGTAATGAAAGAGTATAAAGAAGGTACACTACATTCAGGCAAATCCAAGAAAGTAGTAAAAAGCAGAAAACAAGCAATTGCTATAGCCTTGTCAGAAGCAGGTAAAGCAAAGAAAAAGAAGTCAAGATAGTCAATATACAAGATATTGATATACAAGTTATTGATATATGTATTAAAAATACCAAACAGATGTGCGTAATGTCAATAGTTATGCCAATATGCATATATATGAATATATGTCAATACATGTCCAATATATGGACATTTGGGAGAATTTAAATGGGATATCCAATATTTACAGAAGAACAAATATCAGAATTTATAGAAACTGCAAATGAAATGGGAATTGGTCCTGCTATGAGATATTTGGGATATCCAAAATCTTATCATACTGCAAAGAAGTTTTATATTCAAAGATCTTTAGATCTTCCCACCGCAAATACATTAGCAGTAATGGCTAAACAATTAGATATCTTTTATAAAGATAAAGATAAGATTATAGCGGCCCAAGCTGTAATAGATCGGGCGGTGGAGAAATTATATGAAGATGATCTCTTGTCAGAAGATATAAACAAACTCTCTAATGCTATACATAAAGCAATACAAACAATTAATCTAATTGAAGGTAAGTCTACAAATATAAATGAGAATAGATCCAAAGATGGAACAGATCTAGCAATTGTAGATATGCTTAATGAAGCCAAGATAAGAAACAATTTAATTAAAGATAAGATAGATATAAAAAATACTTTAGACCACCCGATTGACAAAATCAATTAGTAATTGTATTTTTGCTACTGTAAATAAATTTCTACAGTAAAAATTATATATATACCAACTAGGAGTAAATTGAAGCATAGCTCAGAAATGAACTTAGAAACATATTTAGAAAATATAAACCCAGAATTATTAACATTTTCTGAAGGGCGTATTGAACTTACTAAATTTGATCCAATGCTATTTGCTCTTATATATTTGCCACATCATTTAAAGAATGCAAATGACGAGCTCACTTTATCTGAATTTCACTGGGCTTTGGCAGAATATGGAAAGACTTGGATCAATAGACCCACAAGACCTAAGCAACATAGAGATGCATTTATTGCACCTAGAGAATGTGGGAAATCTACTTGGATCTTCTTGATACTACCACTATGGGCTGCCGCTCATGGTCATATTAAATTCGTAGCTGCATTCTCAGATGCTGCTAGTCAGGCAGAAACACATCTGATGACATTTAAGAATGAATTGGACACAAATGAATATCTTAAAGCAGACTACCCAGCACTATGTACACCTAAAATTGTCGGTAGCACTGGGCGTTCCCTTGCGAATAATAGTTGGAGAATTGTTCAGACAAATGATTTTATCTTTGATGCTAATGGCATTGATACCAACTCTCTGGGTAAAAAAGTATTTGGTCAAAGACCAGACCTGATTATCCTTGATGATAT